TGACCCTGCGGGAGAGGTCACGGCTGTACAGGTCGTAGATCAGCGTCCGAAACGAGGTATCGAGGCTGTCGATATCCAGCGGATTGCTGCTGTCAAAACCGTCGTTGACGGAAATGAAGCGCACTCCGAGGAACGGGAACACGCGGGAAATGTAGTCGCCCACGGTGAGGTAATCACGACCAAAGCGGGAGAGGTCTTTGACCAGGATGCAGTTGATTTGTCCGCGCCTGACCTGCTCCAAAAGCTCCTTCACAGCTGGACGCTCGAAATTCGTACCGCTCCAACCGTCATCACAAAACTCCAGTATTTCAGAGCCGGCCAGCTCCGCATGACCGGATACATATTCCCGGAGGAGGCTGCGCTGGTTGGATATGCTCTCGGATTCATCCTTTTCGCCGGTTCTCAAATCCGCGTCCTCGCTGGATATGCGAAGATAAATTGCCGTTCTCATGCGTCAGTTTCCCTCCCTTCCAAATATGTACAGAGTTCCTTGTATTCGTCCCGGTAGCGGAACACGATCTCGATATTGCTGTCGCCGTCCACATACACACGCTCAATCAGCGCCTGCGCCATTTCTCTGGTCAAGGTATCTGCATCCCGGAAGCTGCCGAAAGCAGCAAGGAACGGATTCTCCGGCGTGTGCGCCGCTTCAGCTGCCTGCCGGCGGGTCAGCGTCTCGATCAGCCGCTCCGCTTCCTCGGCTTCCGCTTTGTAGCGGCGTTTCAGCGTCATATACTCCTGCTCGGTCATGAGCTTATCCACATAGTTCTGATACAGGCTGTCATACAGGCCGTTGCAGCGTTTGTGCGTTCTTTTCGCCGCATCCAGTTTGCCTTGCAGCGTCGCAGTCTGCTTTCTGTATTTGGGGGAGCTGTTCACCCTGCGGACAATGGCTTCCATATCGGCGGCAAGGGCGATCTGGGTTTGAATGGCTTGCAGAAGCATGGGGAACAGTGCGTCCTCCCGGATGTTTTTCAGCGGACAGCTGCCAATGTCGTTGGCGTGGGTCGGACAGATGAAGGTGTACCACAGCTTTTTTTCGTGGCTCACATTCTTGTACCGTACCAGCGGACGCTTGCAGTCGGCGCAGTAGACCAGCCCCTTGAGGATGTTTTCGGTGGCTTCCAGATGCGTGAACCTGCCGAGCGCTTCAAAGTATTCCTCATTTCTGCGCTGTGCAAGCTCCTGCACCTTATCAAAGGTCTCCCGGTCGATCAGCGGCTCGTGGGTATTTTCCACGACGATCCATTCCTCTCGTGGCTTCTTGTACTGCCCCCGGTTTTCATAGAAGGACTGCCGCTTCCTGCCCTGCACCATGTGTCCGATATACACCTGCCGGGACAGAAGGTTTTTGACCGTCTGAACATACCATCTCACGCCGTTATACTTCTCTGTTTTGCATACACCGATATTGTACAGGTAGGCGGAGGGGGATGGTATGCCCTCATCGTTGAGCCGCCTTGCGATCTGCGTGACGCCAATGCCCTCGGCTCGCCACCGGAATATCTGCCGGACGATGGGCGCCGTCGCTTCGTCCGGCTCCAGCTTATGGGGATCATCCTCACGCTTGCGGTAGCCGTAGGGAGCCCACGCCCCGATGAAATCGCCGTTTTTCTGCTTCGCCGCCAGCGCAGAGCCGGACTTTTTGGAAATATCCTTGCTGTAAACCTCGTTGATGAGGTTTTTCAGCGGAACGAGATACCCGTCCGCACCCCGCTGGGCGGTGAGGGTGTCGAAGCCGTCGTTGACGGCAATGAAGCGCACTCCGAGGAACGGAAAAATGCGCTCCAGGTAGTTGCCCGTTTCCTTGTAGTTTCTGCCAAAGCGGGACAGGTCTTTGACCACGATGCAGTCAACTTCTCCACGCTTGACCGCCTCCATGAGCTTTTCAAATTCAGGACGTTGGAAATCCGTGCCGGTTCGTCCGTTATCGCAGAACAGCCCATACAGGGTAAGCGTCGGGTCATCTTCGATGAACCGGAGCAGCAGCGCTTTCTGCCCCTCTATGGTATCTGCGCCGGGTTTGCCGCTGTCCTCCACGGAAAGGCGGACATAGGCGGCAGCGCGGTATTGCTTCTGTGACTGTGTGGGAGCTTCCGCTGCCGGAATGACCGGGTTTGTCTTTCGTTTGGTTCTTGCCACTTATACCACCTCTCTGATTTGTGACCGGCGCAGGATATCCGTCTGCCATGCAAATTCATCTGCGAAGCGGAAACGGACTTCCACGCGGTTGTCCCTGTAAATGAGGATGCGGTCGATCAGCGCCACAACGATGCTGCGCTCCAATTCCGTAATGTTCAGGTGCTTTCTGAACTGCGCCATCCACTCCCGGTGCCCGCCGCCGTACTCTTTGATCTGCGTAAGGGTCTCCTGCAAGGCGTCCATCTGCTTTTCGCATTCGGCGCAGCGCCCTGCGTAATTCTGCTTGAGCCTTGCGTATTCGTCCCGGTCGATGATGCCGTCTGCGAGACTTTCATACAGGGACATGAGCAGCTTCTGGAGCCGCTCATGCTCAGAGCGCTTTTTATCAAGCTGCCGCTGCACCTTCTGGGCTTCTGCGGTTCTCAGTGGGGCAGTATCCGTCATGGCAAGAATATCGTCCAGATCAACCACGTCCCGAATATACTGCTTTACCGTGTCCAAAACCAGTTGTTCCAGCGCCTCGTCGCGCATCCGGTGGGGCGAACAGGATTTATCCTGCTTGTGCGCGGCGCAGACGTAGTAGACATACTTTTTATTGCCGGAGGGAACGGTTTTGCGCACCATGCTTGCGCCGCACTCGCCGCAGAACACCATGCCGCTGAAAAGCTGCACGGCGCTGTCGCCGGGGCTGCGGCGGGGATCCAATGAGAGCGCCCTCTGTACGCTGTCCAAGTCCCGGCGCTCAATGATGGCTTCGTGGGCGTCCGAAACGATTGCCCATTCGCTTTCCGGCTTTGTGACGCGCTTTCGCACCTTGTAGCTGGGTGTGGTTTCTTTTCCCTGAATGAGTATGCCTGTGTAGACCGGATTTTTCAGGATACGGAGCACGGCGTTGGCCGACCATGCCGCCTGGGGGTTCGCCTTGAAGGAGGTGGCAAACTTCATGCCGAGAGATTTCTTGTACTCCATAGGCGAGAGCACCCCGTTGTGGTTCAGACGGCTGGCAATGTCCTGCGGACTCATGCCCTCCAGCTTCCATTTGAAGATATCTCGCACGACGTCCGCAGCGTATTCGTCCGCCACCAGACAGTTTTTGTCTGTTTCGTCCTTCAGATAACCGTACACGGCAAACGCGCCGATGTACTGACCGCTCTTGCGCTTGACCTCAAGCTGGGTGCGGACTTTCACGGAAATATCCCGGCAGTAGGCTTCGTTTATGAGGTTCTTGAACGGGATGATAAGCTCGTCCGAAGCGTTCTTTCCGCCGAGGCTGTCGTAGTTGTCGTTGACGGCGATAAAGCGCACGCCTAAAAAGGGGAATATCTTCTCGATGTACTCGCCTGCGTCCAGATAATTTCGGCCAAAGCGTGAGAGGTCTTTTACGATGATGCAGTTGGTGCGTCCCGCCTTTACGTCCTCCAGCATTTTCTTAAAGCTCGGCCGCTCGAAATTGGAGCCCGTGAAGCCGTCGTCGATCCTGACGGCGTATTCCCGAAGCTCCGGGCGGGTTAGGATAAAGTCACGCAGCAGCTCCCGCTGCCCGGTGATGCTGTTGGATTCCTCTTTATCCCCGTCGTCCCTCGACAGTCGGAGGTAAAGCGTGGCGTTCCAGATTTTTGTTTCGGTGTTGTGTTGCATATTGCCAGCTCCTTTCCTCCAAAATTGTACCCTGCGTTGTGCAGGACTGTCGAGGATGTCGCAGGATCAGCCCTTTGTGCGGATATATGCTTCCAGTCTATCCTCCAATGAAACATCCGTATCGGCGAAGCTGACCCTGACCACATATTTCCCATGCCGGTAGCAGTAGGGGTTGCCGATCTGACGGATGAAATCCAAAATACGCTCCCGCTTGGGCAGCGCCGTGTTGACCTTTACGTCGCGGATATCCACCAGCGTATTGTGGTCAACGGTGCGAACATCCATATCGGATGCCGTATATGCGTCCATGCCATACCTCCTCGCTTGGGTTATTACATGGTTATGACGTATGGATCCGGGACAGCCGGCAGCGTGGACTTCATTACGGAGCCTCCATTTCTTCGGGGACGTACAGCCCGAGAGCTTCCTCGATGGCTTCCCCGATCTCATCCATCTGCTGCCGGGTCATCCTGCCCAGGTACTTCTTCACGCGCCGCTTATCGATGGTCTTGATCTGCTCCAGCAGCACCATGCCGGGAAGCTCCAGCCCGTGGATGCGCTCTGCGTAGTAGTGGGTGGGCTGGGACGGCTTCTTGCCGGCCTTGGACGTGATGGGCGCGACGATCAGCGTGGGGCAGTAGTAGTTGCCGGTGTTGTTTTGCAGGACGACCACAGGGCGGGTGCCGCCCTGCTCGGAGCCTATGTAGGGGTCGAGGTTGGCAAGGTACACGTCGCCCCTGCGGTAAATCCAGTTTTCCTTCATGCGGTATCTCCGTTCCTTTCTTTCGTTTCTTTCGATATTCCTCAAAGCGAGAAAGCAGGTCATGTCCGGATATCTCTCGCTGTTGTATCTGTCCTGTGCGTTCATATTGCGTCTCCTTGTCCTTTGTCATTGTGGTTTTTCGGGTATGTACGCTCTCAATTTGTCCTCGACGCCCCGAGAGCAGGGAGAGCATCAGACGGCGGTGTGCTGCACCGCTCCATAGGAATCGAACCTCCCCGCCTTCCTTGTGGCCGGGCCGCGAATTACGGAAGTATCATTGTCCCCAACACCTGTCGTCGCCTCCACCGGGAGCAGCCCGGCTTTGATCGTGTAAGCTGTATCGCTCGCTCATTTCTGAGGTCGTGGCGCACTCACGAAAGCGGCTCAGGGGTTCAGCCCATAGCGTTGGGAATGTGCCTGATGCCTGGATATTCAGTTTTCAAGGTTCGCTGAGCCGTAAGGCTCTGAGAAAACTGAATCTCCGTATCCCTTGCGGTGAGATTTGTCCTCTCACCTTTCAATGGACATTTTTTTGCCCTTTGTCAGGTATCACGCAAAATATATTTTTGCTTTTTTGCGGATCAGTGCGATTGCGTCATGCACGCTCTGCCTGGTCATGCCGTGCTCCGCAGCATATGCGGACTGGCTTTTCCCCTCGATGAGGCATTCCTGAAAGATCGAACGCTGGCTGTCCGTCAGCGTTTTGCAGAATGCGTCTGTGAGTTCTGCCGTGAGCACCTCGGAGTCGATGCGCTGCCGCGTATCCAGCAGCCATGCGGCCTCGTCCATGCTTCCGCCGTCGCGGATGGCGTCAAAGCTCAGAACCGGCCCGATGGTCTGCTGTTTTGCATACTCCCGGCGCATCTGCTTTTCCTGACTGAGCAGCAGCCGCATCACCTCAAGGCTGACCTCCGTTTCCTCGCCGGTGGCCTTGATTCTGGCGAAATATCTCTTTCTTCCGTTTTCCTCGATTGCCCAAAGGTCGTAATCGAACTCCTTTAATGTTTTCATGCCGTGATCTCCTTTGAATTTTTGAATTTGGGTGAAATCAAAAATTCGGAGCTCACGGGTAATGGGTGTTGTACTGTTCAAAGCGGCGTTTCATGGAAAAAGGTCTTTTCCCAGGCGCCGGCCGGGCGGCGCGGGGCGCCCGCCCT